GTCTGTTCAACGATGCCGCGCACAACCAAGCGCCTGAGCTGCTCCGCCGCATCGATATCCCTCGTGCTACTCATAGGCGGCTGCTCCAGCTACTTGAACCAAAATCATCATCGTGTGTTCCACGGGAATCGCTCTTGCTTTCTGGCGTAGCCATGGCGCCGAGTGCCGACGACGCCGGAGTCGGCTGATGCGGCGCGTCGAACAGCCCCTGCGAGGCGGGATGGAACTGCTCCTCAAGCGCTGCCCACTGCGAATCACGGATCACGTCCGCCTTGACGGCCGGCGCAAGCGAGGCCCAGATGGCGTAGATGACGGTATCCAGCTCCTCGTTCCGTGCGCCCTTGGGCTTGATCCAGACCCCTGCGTCCTGGTCAAAGTACTCAATCGTCAGACCCTTGAAGTAGCGCGCGGGAAGAGCGCCCGGGTCCGGGTTCAGCGGATCATGCACCTCATCCCCGCGGCCGCCCGGAAAGCGCAGCATGCGCGCGGCAATGTTTTCGTCACCGCCCTCGCGTTCGGCTTCATCCTTTGCGCCCAACGCGGCTGTCAACCAGCCGTACACCATGTGCTTGAGCACGGACGTACCCACACCCCAGACGCCGATGCTGCGTGCCAGCGTCTTCTCGCGGCTACTCACCTCGGTCTTCGCTGGGCGGTACACGGCGCGATCGGACTTCTTTTCCGCGCGGCCACGCACGAGATAGACGGCCTGCTTGATGAATCCGCGCGGCGTCTCGATCATACGATTGGCGCCGGAGTTACCTACCAGCTTCTTCACGAACTGGGCCACTGTCTCGGTCCAGTTACCGCCGTCGAGTGCAGCCGCGGTGATTCCCATTTCAACCCCGGAAGGTGTGCGCCAGGTTCCCTTCAGATAGTCGTCCAGCGCGTCATACGTCTCCAGAATCGTCGGATCCAGATCGATCACAGCGTAGTCGACGACCCAACGTCGCTGCCCGCGGCCGGTGGCGATCACCTGAATCTCCGCACGGTCGTGCTGGAAATCGACGCCTGCAGTAAGCACAAGACCGCCGATAGGCACCATGCCTTTCTGTACACCAGGCTCGGCAAGCTTCGCGACCTCCTCAGAATCCTGCTGCTGCCGCTCGCCTTCAAAGGGCAAGCCAAGCTTGAGGTTGAAGAAACCAGCCATCTTGTTTGAATCGCGATCAGCCTCCGCTTTCGCATCTGCCAGGTCCTTCCACGACGGTCCCAGACCCAAGGGCGCATAAGCGGCCCATGCGTGGAAGCTGCGGTGATAGGGGTCGGCCGCCGGATTGGTCGGCTTCCAGTACGCGGTCCCACCAAATGCCCGCTCGGCCAGCATCGTGTCCTTGTGATGCTCGTGGATCACGCAGCCGCTCACCTCGCAGGCAAACGTCCCATCCGGCTGCAGGCGCTCCACGTCCAGCGTCTGCTCACCGCCACATTCGGGACACTGAACCACGTAGACGCACATATCGCCCGCCTGGTAGCCGGCCTCAATGGCGCTGGCGCCTGCGATCGTTGGGGTACAGGCACGATAGACCTTGCCGCGGTCGCCGTAGGAGCTCGCGCGCGCCTCCAGCTGCTGATCGGCCGGCCCCTGCCCGCCCAGGTCCTTCGGGTATTCGTCCACCTCATCCATGAAGATGTAGCGGGCGGTGCGCTGGCGCAGCTGGTTGCTGGAGTTGGCCCAGATTGCCCACAGCGTGCCACCGGGGAAGTGCTTCTCCAGGGTGTTATCGGTAGCGAACTTGCCGCGCAGCTCGGGCATTTCCTGCACAGCAGGATCGAACTTCGACAGCACCCAGCTGCGAGCGAGGTCCTTTACAGGCTGCGCCACGATCATCGAGTCTGAGCCGCGGTCAACCACGTACCCGGTCCAGTTGATGCCGATCTCGGTGGCACCAATCTGGGCAGACTTCATGAAGTCGACGATGCGGACCGGCGAATGGTCGCTCAGGCAATCCATGATCTCGCGGAGGATCGGGTTTCGTGCCGTACGCCACTGTCCGGGCTCGGCACCAGCGCCTTTGGCGATGATTCGGTTTGCGTCCGCCCATTCGCTGACCGTCTGCCGCGGCGGCAGCGTCCAGGCTTTCTGCCACGCCGAGCAAACCACGCTTTGCGGGTCTGCGAGCACCACATCATGCGCAATCAGGTCGAGGCTCATTCGGCGGCCTGCTGCAGCGGAGACGCCTCAGCCGGGGCACCGGTAAGCAGTGCCTGGGCGTCCTTCTGCATCTTCTCGGCGATTTTGCGAATCTCAATCTCCAGCATCGCCTCTACCTTGCGTGGCTCGCTCTCTGCGGCCAGCTGCGAGCGCAGCCTGCTCGGCAGGTTCATCATGCTGTTGAGCGCCTGACGCACCAGGGTGAACACAGCGCGCTCCACGCCCTTCGTGCGCGTCAGCTCCTTAAGTTCCTCGCCCAGCTCCAGCTCTGCCAACCGCGCCCGCGCCAGCCGTTCGCGACGCACAGCCTCCTACACACTCGGCCCGCCGGAGGCGGAAAGGACGCCGGCAGTGGCGGTAGCCGGGCCTTCCGCGCCAGGTGTGCGATCGCCGCCGCGCAGCGGGTGTGTCAGGTCATTCAGCAGGGTGTCGCTGGCCTGGACGCGGATCGCCTTGCCGTCGCAGACCAACTTGCCATCGCGGCGCATGCGGCGAATGTACGAATCGCTGACCCCGCGGTGCTGTGCGTACTGGGCAACGGTCATCAGGTCCATTTCGGAACTCATGCGGAACCCCCTAGTTCCATCGGAACCAAACTCAGAACCCGAAACACGTTCGAGCATCGCGCGCTTGGTGGCCCGCAATTCCCACGGGCCAGGAGGACCCGCGACGAGGGGGCCTGCCGACGGGGCGGGCGGGCGACCGCCCCCCCCCCCCCCGGTCGGTTTTTTTTAT